ACGTGTATAAAACTAAAAGAATTGTCCAAGAGTGTTTTTCTAGAGGAAAAGGTTAGTAGGTTCTTTGTACAATTTTACTAATCAAACAATTAAACATTCGTTTTTGAGGCTTAAAAAATTTGAAGTTCTACATCATTGAACAACAAAAGCAAATGGAAGGCGATGATTTTATTAAACATACAAAGCAAGCAGAAGAAGGAGATATGGATTCTCAATTTTACATGGCTGATTGTTACGATTCTGGAAAAGAAGTAAATAAAGATCACAAGATGGCAATTTATTGGTACGAAAAAGCAGCAAACCAAGGACATATTGCAGCTCAGTTTCTTTTGGGATTAAAACACCTTGTTCGAGCACAAAACCCACTTAACAATCGCGAAAACGAAGAAGGTCAAGCAATTTATTGGTTTGAAAAAACAGAGAAACAAGGACATGAATGTTCTAAAAATTACTTGGACATGTTTTCTAAAGATCATTTTCAACGATAAATAAATGAGATTCTACAAATGTTACTTTATAACGTTTTACTACTTGATAAATAAAAAGAAAAAAGACATAGAACTACACCTCTACATGGAAGAAACACATAAGAACGAAAAAGAATCTTTTGACTTGTATAAAAAGTTAGCTGAACAAGGAAGTATCGTTGCTCAATTTAGTCTCGGATCTTGTTATATAAAAGGAACGGGAACTGAAAAAGATGAAGAAAAAGCAATTTATTGGCTTAAAAAAGCCGCAGAAAAAGGATATAAAGAGGCTCAGTTTAACCTTGGAATAATATATAAAAATCGACCTACTTTAGGAGATCAAAAGTTACATATTTACTGGATAAAAAAAGCAGCAGAGTCAGGACATACTAATTCACAATGTATTCTTGCATCGATTTATTCAAGTTTAGACGAACCAGAAAAATCTTTATATTGGTTTACGAAAGCTGCCGAAAATGGAAACATAACAGCACAAAATAACCTTAGCTTTTTTTACTATGGAAAACATGAATATGAAAAAGCATTTTATTGGTCTGAAAGATCGGCAAGATTGAACGATAAAAATAATCAATTTCGTACGGGAATGTTATGTTATCTAGGACAAGGAACAAAACAAGACGAAAACCAAGCAATCTATTGGTTAGAAAAAGCAGCAAATCAAGGACACGAAGAAGCAAAAACAAAACTATATTCTCTTAGAAAAGATGGTTTTCAACGCTAACTTATTCTTTAATAAAAATTCAAAAGCTATCTATCACATTCTTTCTATTCTTACAAGCTAACTACTAGAGTCAATCGTTTAATTGTGATATAAAAACCAAGAATGAGTAACCATCTTTATTCTCCCATTGAAGATCTTGATGAACAAACAATAAAAGAGAAAAGAAAAAAACTTACGTGGTTTCAAAGCTTTTTGTTAAACGAAGGAGTTATTGATAATTTGAAGCGTTGGAAAAAGAAGATTAAAGAGATTCAATTGGAAGAAAAAGAAATCAACCAAAACAATTCAAGTCAATTCGATTTAAAACGAGAAACACAAACGAATAAAGGAACAAAAGTCATTCAAGAATTTAATACAACGTATAATTATGGAAGAATATCGTTTTATTACAAAAATAAAGAAACACAATACATTTGGACTTGTTGTCGGTGTTTAGCTAAAGATCATTACCCTCAAACTGATCATGCTACAGAGATTTGGTTAGTTATGTAAAACAAAAATTAACAATTGATTGAAAAAGTTGTTCTTTATTTTAATAAACTTTCAATTCAACACAAAGTATCTTTTTGTTTGTTTTTGTCTTTCGTTTGTACAAACGATACAAATAAACTTCTTGTAATCGATTTAAATCGAGGCCTTTTAAAGAATAAAATAAATGAATAGCTTTTATCCATTCAGAACAACGATCATCAAAACTTGAAATTAAGGTTTTTAAATCTAACGCTTGATCCCATGTTTCACAAAATACAAAGTGTTGTGAGATACAAAACTTATACGGCCACAATAAAATCTTTATATGTATCCAACCTTTCTTTGATAAGATAATATCACACCCGAAAATTTCTTTTGCTTCTTGCTTTGATTCAATAAGTTTGATCATTTTTTTCGAAGATGACTCGAGATAAATATTTCCTTCATTGTCGACAATAACTCCATTCTTTGAAACATAAGTAATAGGGTTCAAACGTTGTAAAACGATCTCTAATTCTTCTTTTGGAACACTCAACTCCATAAGTTTTTCCTCTTTTCTGGACAATTAATTAACCTTCAACAAAACGAAAGAAACAAGTTTTTTTTTATGGTTTTGGTAATGAGAGTTTATTAGGATTCTGATACCAATATACAATTCGAGTAAATTCTACCATGTCTAAAAAGTAGATCAAGGGATGTATCTTTTTTTCATTCTGCGTTTCATCGAAAAAAAACTTTTTAATTGTTAAATTTATTGCTATAAACATTAAAGGAGAAGTGATTTTCTTTGCTATTTCTTCATATTGTTTAGAATTATATAAATGAAAGTCTTCTATATATTTTCCTAAGATATTCCATCGAATCACATCTTGATAAATAGAGATGTTTGGAGAATCAATATATTCTTTCCATCGTTTACATACTAATCTCATACTTTTTATTACATTCAAGATTTGTCTGTAATATTGTTCATTGTATTCATTTTCTTTAATTGCTAAATTAAAGTCCAAAATCGTAGTTGCAATCAATAACTCTAATATTTCATCTGGAAGGCTTTCCATTTCAAAAGGTTTTTTTATGTTCTAACAAGATGTTTTTGTTTATTCTGATTTTCGTTTTAACGAAGTAAAAATCAAGCAAAAGAAAAAAGAAAGACAAGAAGAATGAGTAAAATAGCGAATTTGGTAATAGGACCTGCTGGAGTTGGAAAGAGTACGTTTTGTAAGACAATGTTAGATGAGTGTCTTCGTAGAGGAAGAAACGTACATTGTGTAAATTTTGATCCTGCGGCAGAATCACTTCCTTATGCTGTTACGATCGACATTAAAAACTATATTACTTCTGATTTATTTATGGACTATGAAGGTTTAGGACCCAATGGAGCTCTTGTAGCTGCTATGGAACATTTCTTTAAAGAATACGAAGAAGTCTTAGAAGAAGAAATTGAGGATTATTCAGACGACTATCTTTGGATTGACTGTCCTGGACAAATCGAACTCTATGTTCATCTTGATTTTCTAGAAAACATGATCAAACTATTACAAGATAAGCTACAGTACAAATTATCTATTGTTTTCGTTTTGGATGCTACATATTCTTTTGAACCAAACAAATTTGTTGCTGGTGTTTTTTCTTGTTTATCGGTTATGGCTAAAGCAAGTACAGTTCCTTGTATCGCTTTAGTTACAAAGATGGATCTTTACAAACAGTTATGTAAAGAAAAGAAAAAAGATGAAGATAATATTGAATACTTTCTTGATTGTGATCCCGGTTATTTGTATGGAAAGTTAGAAAAATCATCTAACAAAAAGTTTGAAAGTTTGATGAAAACTTTATTAGGAATGATTAACGATGAAGACATGATTAGCTTTTTCTCTTTGGATATAACCGATACAAATTCTATCTTTAAAATACTTTATCAGGTTGATTTAGTTACAGAATACATGGAGAACCAAGAACCTGATGCTTCTAACCTGAACGAAGAAGAGAACAACGAATGAAACTTTTTCTTTACTAACGTTAATAAAAAAGTCACATTACCAAAAGTTTTTTCCTCATTCGCATTTGAGAAGAGTTTAAAAGAACACAAAAACCATGGCAAATATCCCACTTTTAATTTATGTTTCTTCTGAACCCTGGAAGAATAGATTTTTTCATTTTACTAGTTTGGGAGCTATCGTTTCGAAAGAAGATCCTTTGGTTTATGTTAGAGTATTTTGGAGGGATATCCTCCAAGACAGAACAAATGGAAAGTTTATATTACAGAGAAAAAACTTCCATGATGGTTTTATCGAATTTGATTATGCCGTGAAAGTGAACATTGAAGATCATCCTAAAATCTTAGAATTTAGTTTCGGATCCAACAAGTACGAAATTAAACTCATTTGGGTTGAAAACTAGGAACACGATACTTTGAAAAAAGCCTTGAAGGATCTTTTTTGCGATCAACATGCTGTTTTAGAAAAGAATAATGTTCTTTATTCCGAAATATTGTTTATTATTAAATACTTTTCTGGAAATACTAGAGCTCGTTTGACAAAGTTCTTTGTTGAACATTGGGAGCAGCTTTTGAAAGATAAATCTTGTACTGCTAAGACGTTGTTTGATTTGGTTCTTGAACAATTGAAAAATCAAACTTGTGGAATAGAGTTTAAAACGTGGTGGAAAAAATACTTTGTTTTTAACTCCCCGATAGAGGACATCGATCTAGAAGACGTTAATTATTTAGGCAAAGATTTTCCAAATCATATTGGGATCTCGAATCAAGAATTTGAAAAGGCTCTAGAATCTTTACAGTTGTGGAAATAATTTTCTTGTTAATCTCTTAATAAACATGATTACCATCACATCTCTTTTTTTTTCTAATCTATTACGATTTAAAAGATAATGAATAACGATTGGAAAAAGGAATTAGGATCTTGTAAAGTTTATTGGTCGAATATTAAATCAAGATACATCTTTGTTTATTCTATGTAATAACAAATAAAAAGACATTCATACATTTCGAGTTATTTGAAGAGTTTTTCGTTTGATGAAAAAGAAAACTAGTTTTGTTCTTTGTTAAAGTATCAACTTTACATAATCGCTTAAAAAAAAGATAAATTGAGATTGCTAATTACTCGATTAGATAAATGGGAAACAAGAGACTTGCTTTTATTTGGTGTTCTTTTTGTACTTTGATTAGTATTACTTTTATCGTTTCTGGTTTCATCTTGTTGTCGAAAGAGTTTGATCCAAAACTGATTTGTATTCAAGAATTTCAAGATGAATGTGAACAAGGAAACTTTGAACTATGTTTTTGTGATGATAATAATTTTATTGTTTTAATCGAAAATTGTGATGTGAATGCTTTGATAGATAAAACTTCAGAAAGGGATTCTTGGGGCTTAACTAATTACTTTGGAGATAGTTTGGGCTGTCAATGTAAAAACTCTTCTACTTGTATTGATATATCCTCTGAAATCCTGTATGAAAGATTGATACGATTACTTTTGATTATCATGCCTTGCTTCTTCCCAGTTCTAGGACTTTGTATAGCCTTATTCTTTTGTTAATCGTTTCAAAAAGGAAATAAAAACTCATAACATAGTTTTTCAAAAATAATACTTTTTTAGTATAATAAATTCCTCTTTCGAATCATTTGTTTTGTAAAATGTACATACTGATTATCCAAAGGATATTAATTTATGTTCAGGAAATAAGCCATCTAAGTTGCTTTTGTTAGCCTCACTATAGATCTTATAATAGATATCCTTTCCTACAATAAAGGCTTCGGAAATAATAAGAGTTCCATGAGTATCTAGCTCTCCGATGTTAATCATAACATGGTCTCCCTTCTTGAATTTGGCTGTTTCAAAAGGATCTTTTGAAGGATTCGTTTTTAAGCATTCACAGCTAACTTCGGGGACTTTATCTTCTTTAAAAGCCCATTCATGATTGCAACGAAATCGATCCCAAAAGTTTTCTGGAGGATAAGGGTCGGATCGAGAAACCGGATGGTAATGGTCGCGTAAAAAGTTAGATAAAGATTTAATGGCATAATCAGTTTCATTTCCCGGTTTTTGGGTAGGTGGAACTTCAAAGCTCACTCTTAAAACATTGTTTTCCAATGTAAAATCGAAAGAAGAGTAGCGACTATCGATATCCACAGTATATATAGGTTGGCATCTAAAACATTTGCTTTTCCCGCTCGCAAAGCATTTTTTACAATAAATGTTTCCTGGAGCTGACAAATAAAATGCCTGTTTTACATTGGTTTGCGAAGAAGAAAGTTTCGAGCTTGGAGGAGATGATACTTCGCCTTGTTTCGTTTCTTTGATTTGTTTTAAAATCGATATAAACTGTATAATATGTTACCACTCTGAACAGGACTTAACGACGGGTTTAAAATAACTTGTTCGTTTTTTGGACTCGATGAACCAAGATCAACAGATACAGATATTTGTTCATCTTTTTTCAGCTCAGTACCATAATTTTGGTAATGTCTTGGTTTCCATTCTCTTCTTTCTCCGTTATTGTAAACTTTTGGAGCTCCTTGGTAACCGTTTTTCCAATGTCCATTGTAATTCCGGTTATATCCTCCACCATTGGTATTGTTATAAAATCGTTTCTTCTCTTGACCATCCTTTCCCATTTCTTCGTTGAAAGGTCTCTTTTTCTCTCCGTTATTATTTTCAAAGGTAGTAATCATCATGTTTGTTTTGATTTTTGTTCTAATTTGGTTGTTTTTCTTTTGGTTTTGTTTAATGAAAAGTAAAAACTAACCTTTAAGAACCTAAAAAAAACTTTTTTTCTTCT